TATCATACCGCTGGCTTCGTAGACCAAATCACGATTCTTTTGCAGATGACTTTATTCGCACTATCGAATCACTAGCAAAGTCGTATCAAGCTAAACGTACTATTGTATGTTTTGACTTTGGTAAAAGTTATTATCGCATGAAAATGCTAGAAGACTACAAAGGCACTCGTACAAAATCTGATGATCCTGATGAAGTAAAACGCTTTGAAGAGTTCTTTGCAGTACTTAACTCTCTTCCAGATGAGATTCATGATGAAGTAGTAAAGTTTCGAGGTGTCGAAGCTGATGATACTCTTGCATGGATTACACAGAATCTATCACAAAACTACAACCATACTTGGGTTGTATCTTCAGATAAAGATTTACTTCAACTAATAAAAGAAGATGTATCAGTATTCAATATATTTGGACGTAAAGAAGTGACTCTTGAATCCCTACAAGAAGATCTAGAACTCACACCTTCTCAGTTTATGATGTCTAGAATTATTGAAGGCGATAAAGGAGATAATATCATAGGTATTGAAGGTATCGGTCCTAAGAGAGCACAAGGGCTTGCTAAAGAGTATAAAACTTTAGATAATCTGTTAGCAGCTTTGCCGCTAAAAGGTCGTGCTAAATATATACAAAATCTAAATGCAGGCAAGGAAAGACTGATTAGAAATGAAAATTTAATCAACCTAAAGTACTGTACTGATGCTATTCTAGCTGGTAAAGAAGGAGAAGAAGCACTTGACCGATTATCAAATTTGTGAAATTGATATAGAGAAAAGTACTACAGCAAAACAACTAGAAAAAATCTATAGTTGTGAATGGGGATTTAATCAAAATTCTACTATAGATCCTTTTTTTGTATTAAGAGCTTGTATAACTAAATCTGTGTCTTTCCCTATAGGGAAGATGATCCCTATTCCTACAGGAATATACCCTCAAATAAAAAATCCTAATTTTAGTATAGAAATTACATCATTTAGTGATTTAGTTTATGAACAAGGTATTACATTAGCTGATGGAATATCTACATGTGAGTATACATTTAGGAATGAAATATGGTTATTACTTCAAAATAATTCAAAACAAGTGCAAACCATACAGCCAACTCAAAAAGTTGCAACTTTTTCTGTAAATTATAGGCCACGAATGGTAATAAATTACGTTGAGCAGATAGAAGATATTGCTTGGAAAAATTCATCAGCTAAAAATTATATTCAAAAAATTAAAAAGAAAATTAGTCCTGAGATATATGATCTAACTCGTAATAAACCTTCTACAGAACAAATTAGCTACAGCAGAGAAACTGTAGAATTATATAAAAAAGGTGGAATAGGTACACAAAGTTTAGACAGAAATATTAAAAATGTAAAACTAGTCCAAGAAGATCAACTACAAAAACCAATAGGAGTAAAACCAAGTGAAAGCTAAATTAATGGGTTATACCCAGACAGTGCCAGAAACCTTTATTGGCATTGATAATCTACAGGATTTTGTAGCATATTGTGCAAGAGTGTCAAATCCAGCTAATCAGATGAGTAGCGCAACAGCTGAAAAATTAATTAAATATTTAATTAAGCATAAACATTGGTCTCCTCTTGAAATGGTATCAGCTACTATGGAAATTGAAACTACAAGAGATATTGCAAGGCAGCTTTTACGTCATCGTTCATTTTCTTTTCAAGAATTTTCTCAAAGATACGCTGATCCCGCAGATATGGATGGAGTATTTGAAACGTCAGAAGCAAGACTACAAGACACAAAGAATCGTCAAAATTCTATTGAAACTGATAATGCTGAACTACAAGCTCAATGGAATATTAAACAACAAGCTGTTATACAAGAAGCAGAAGAAGCATATGAATGGGCTATTGAAAATGGTATTGCTAAAGAACAAGCTCGTAAGGTTTTACCAGAAGGTTTAACTTTATCCAGACTGTATGTAAATGGCACTCTTCGTTCTTGGGTTCATTATGTAGAATTACGCAGTGCTAATGGTACACAAAAAGAACATATGGAATTAGCTAAAGCATGTGGACAAGCTATAGCACAGGTATTTCCCTTAGCTAAGGATCTTTAATGTCTGTAGGTTTTCTTACACAATACTATAGAGGACTAGGCCATTCTCAGCGTATAAAGTTTATCGCTGAGAAAACTGCTGAATATACTGATGTAGTAATTATGGATCAGTTATTTAGACCACCTATAGAATACTCAGTACCTCATATAGCATTTTTAGGAGATTATACTTTACCTGATATTAACAAAGTTTTTCAATTTATACAACAACCAGCTATGATTAATTTTAGGATTCGACAGTTTATAGAAACTATTGAAAAACATAAAGTAAAGGTATTAGTATGTGAAGGCTTTCCTTTTTGTAGGCAACAATTTGCACATGAATATTTTAGATACTTAGAAGAATGTAAAAAACGAGGTATAAAAATTATTATATCTGTAAGAGATTTTCCTTGGGATGAACCTCATCATAATCAGCTACAAGATTGGGTATTGTATACACAAAATATAGTTTGTAAATATTATGCTGATTCTATACTTGTGCACGGGGATAAAAGAATACTACCTCTTATAAGTGACAGAACTAGACAAGCTAATTCTATACAAATAATAAAAGATATTGAACCTATAGTTAAATACACAGGATATGTATGCGACGAAAATCAAGCTGTGCATAAGCAAAAAGATAATAATGTATATGTCAGTACAGGACTAAATAAAGACGAAGCCGTAACTGTATTTAAAAAAATAGCTGAGATAGCGCATTACTATCCTAATCATAATTTTATTATGCCTATTGCTAATAAATATAGTAGTATGGGAGGAAGAAAGAATAAAAATATTTATTTAGTTGAGTATGTGCCTGAATTAAGAAAAAAATTAACAAATTGTGCAGCATATATAACCTATGGAGGATATAATGCTACTGTAGAAATACTAAAAGGAAAAATTCCCTCTATAGTGGTCCCAAGACAAAGTGGTAAAAAAATGGAACAGTTTATACGGGCTTTTACATTTGAGCCTTATGATTTTTATAAAGTTCTTACTCTACAAGAGTTTCATAATATTAAAGTAACACTAGATGAGATACTAAAGGGATACAAACCTAAACCTTTTGAATTTGATTTAAATGGTGCTTCTAATACTGCAAAATTTTTAAGTGGGAGGCATGATGGACTTTGAATATCTTAAAAAACAAGAAGAATTATGGAAAGATATAGTTATTAAAGGTGAAATGCTAACTATAAAACTTTTAACAGAGGAAGCCAAAAAAGATCTAGAAAAAAGAATAACAGATTTTTTAAAAGCAAGAAAAAATGCTATAGAATCAAATCTTTATACTTTTCAGTTTAGAGATAAAATGCATAGTATAGATGAAAAAACTAAAGCTATGGTTATACGTAGTTGGGCCAATACTAAAAATATTAATAAACATAGAGGATTATTGGCTTATAGAAAAGCAGAAACAAATGCTTGGATATATAAAACACTACTAGATAAAAAGAAAACAGGAATGTTTAAAATCTGTAAAAAATTAATACTAATAGGGTCAGGTATATATCCATATTCTATGTTTGATATACATAAGAAATATAAACATATACAACAAATAGGTATTGAAATTGATAGTAGTAGAGCATCTATAGGAAGAGATTTAGTAAATAAGTCACCTGCTAAAGATCACATAGAAATTATAACACAGGACGGATCTGAGTATGATTACACAGATTTAGCAGAAGATGATTTAGTTTTTATATCTTGCGATGTAAATAGCAAAAAAATTATGAATGAGGTAATAAAAACGTGTAAGGCGCACATTTTTATATGTGCGCCTTATGAAAAAACTTGGCTAAGATCTTTGATACAAAATGTAAAAGTAAGTAAACATACTGGGGTTACTTCTTATTCTGATTAGATTTACTTTTACGTTTTTTAACCTTGCGTTTTTTTAGTTTAATAGGTTTTGGTTTTTTAGATGTCTGAAAAACTTCAGGTACGATTGGCATTTGCTTTAACTGTCTTTACCGTTTGAGTAAGGGGATTCTTTACTTCTTTAACTGTAAGTTCA